GAGCCGATCTTTGCGCCAATAAAGAAAGGGTCTCTTAGACTGGTGACCCATAGCTGGTCGCCAAAGTATTCGATGGTGTTGCTGCCTATGTCATTAAAGAATGAGTCACCACCTGACAAAGCATCTACTTCATCTTTGCTATAGATATTAAGACTAGCGCGCATACCCGCCGCATCGTTCTTCTTTACGCCGTTAGCAGTTTGCTCACCACCAGAGAGGAACCATGTGTCGGCCGTGTTGCTTGAAATGTTATGGGAGAATGTTATGTTTTTAACAGTGACTTGGGTGAACTTGGCGTTACCGTTATTGTCCCTAAGAGCCAGCGTGTTCGGCGTCCAATCGTTAGTCATCTCTGGGAGATCAATCTCACCAGACTCAATGGCCTCTAGCTGCTCAACAAACCAACGGTTTACCTCAAGCTGATTATTTAGCTCCGGGATATTTTTGGTACTCTTGTATCTGCCTTTGGCATCGCGGAATACAATGTCACCTCTTGTTTTTACTTGATCCGTTGTGACTTCAAACGATCCCGACTCACCACCACCCGATGATCCGCCGCCAACCTTGTAGTGGACTTGCGTTGTATCGCCGCCAGTAGGAAGCTCTAGGGTATACGTCACACCGTCAGTCATCGTAACGACAATAGCGCCGTCAATGTCCTGCTCGATGTCCTGTATGCCTACACCGTCAGTACCGTCCTCTCCGACAGTTCCATCCTTTCCGGGCTTACCCTGCTTGCCATCGTTACCTTTTGGCCCTTGCCTTCCAGCGGGGCCAGAGTCGCCCTTGGGGCCACGATCACCCTTGGCGCCTTGCTTGCCATCATTGCCAGCCTTACCTACAGCACGAGACTCAGCAATCTCCTTGCGAATTAACGCAATGACCGTAACCAAGCTAAGTCCTTCGACTGATGTATTCATTGCATTGGTGGCTCAGATGGTGGCATGGGTTGCTGTGGCGAAAGCATCTGCTGTAGTGCCGATTGCTCTTGCTGCTTCATTTGCATCTGTTGTTGCGCCATTTGCATCTGCTGACGCTTCTCTTCTGCCGCTAGCTGATGCTGCTCTTCCTCTCTTAGACTGGCCGCGATCTGTAGCTTCTCTGCAATAGAGACATCTATCTGCCCATCCTTGTCTTGATCGGCGTACTTCAAGATCAACTCCTGTGGATAAAGATCAGCCTCAGCTTTGTACTTCTCAGCCCTTGCCATTGACTCGGCATGTTGACCTTGTATTGCTGCAATCTGTGCCTGTTGTAGCGCCATCTGTAGCTGCTGATTCTGCTGCTGCATCTGCTGCATTTCAGGATTAGGCTGGCTTGCCGCGTCTAAGGCTGCAAGTAGATCGTCCTTACTGCTGACGTTAAGGTGCTCAACCACTGCTTTCATTAGTGTTGCATGTAACGGACTGTCTGGTGGTGTCACCTGTAGGATCTGAGTAAGTTGTGCGACCTCATACTCTCTAGCAATCACGCCCAAACTAGACACTACGCTAAAGCTAAAGTCTTTAACCGGATACGTCTCAGGATCGTACTGCATGTACCGATAGGCTAGCTTCTTGATTAAGGGCTTAAAGAAGCTCTCTTGGAAGTTGACCAATGTTCGACGTTGACGCTTCATTACCGCGCCCATCGACATAGAGATACCCGCCGCTGTGGTGTCCGAGCTTGGCCCCTGCGCCATCTGAGCACCATCAAGAGCTCCGGTAGCTTGCTGTACCATCATCTGCAAACCCGCAGATTGGTTAAAACTGATCTGATTCAATTCCCCAAAGTTAAAGGGCATCAAGGCTTCAGCAGGGTTACCGTTGGTCAAGATCATCTTGCCGGGTCTAACCTCAAACTTGCTGTCCCTTGGGATCTTGGCAGCGTCTACTGCCATCATGGGATGTGTCGTCAATGCTAGAGCATCTACCCTTGCTCGCATTTCAGCATCGAGTGCCTTCTGGCTCATGTAACCTTTCTCGCACACCCCACGACCCCAGAACCGTGAGGGGACAACATCCCATGAGAACGCCATAATCGGGCGATCTTTCACCATGTAAGGATTGGCTAGCGCTTTCAGGATTTCACCGTCAGCAATAACCACGATAGCCTCAATGAACTTGCTATCTTCAAGATCTTCACCGTCTACACCCGCCTCGACCAAGAGATCACGGGGTACATGGCCGTAGTAACGCTTGATTCGCACCGTATCGTCGGGTTGCATCAGTAACTCGGCGTCTTTAGCCAGTCCTAAGTCAGTTTGACCGCCGCCGATCTCCACATCACGGTACACACCGGACTCAATCAGGAGCTCGATGGAGTGCTTGCTGACCATTTCGTCAATACAGACACCCATTGCGCTAGAAAGACAGGTAGCACTGGGCTCAATCAGGAAATTCTTGGGCAAAATGGGCTTCATCTTGACGATCGGACGGGTTTGTTCGTATACCCCAAACTCTGCCATACCGGACGCTTCCATTTCTGGCATCTCACGCACGTCTGGCTTGTATTCAATAGTCTCGTCAATGATGAGCTCGGCAATACCTGTCCCATAGACAGCAGCATTGATTAAAACTTCGCCAATAGCGGGTCTAATGTGGGCTCTTTCTATGTCTTTGTGCAGCAGATACTGCAATCCTGCGACATCTTTGGGATCTTCGTCGTCATCTTCCAGCATAAACAGCGTAGATTGGCTGAAGGTAGCGGTCTCTATCTCTGCCACGTTAGATTCAACGGCTTGCTGTAGGGCTGGGGCGATTAGCTTAGAGCGCTCACTGGCTCTAGTCTTGTCCTGCTCTGACCAGATGCCTCTCCATAGACGAAAATACTCATCATGTTGATCGGCATAATTTGACTCATAATGATCGCGCCATTTGTCCGTAGTAGAATCAATCCACCCGTACAGATCTTGTTCAGTACCTAAAATATCATCGTCAGACATTAGTATCCTGCCACAGCATCAAGGCATTCAAACTCATCAGGAGCATCAATACCGGAGAAATAGGGAACCTGAGCCATCTGGTCAACGTAACTAAGGCTGTCAATCAGGTCATCGTGTACTAAAGCCGAAGGAAAGTTACCGGCCTCATCTTCAAAGCGTTCGTTCCATTCACCTTTTTTAAGGTGTACCAGTCCATTCTCAAAGCGTCCTGCAAGCGCCCATAGCACTCTGTCAGCCTTCTTCTGGTTGCCGTGAGATAAGGGCTCTAGTCGGAAGATTCTCGCTGTACGGCGCATCATGTCGTTTAGAGGAGAGAACACCGCTTGTTGTGCGATCCCTTTCTCAATCCCTGTAACGATGGGTCTATGTTTATCCACAGCCGCAAATATGTGATTGCAGGTTTCATCCAGTGACCACTGACCGTGAATAATGTCCTCGACGTACCAGTGACCTTCGCCACTCACGTAGACCACAGAGATCGCAGAGTCATCGCGCTTCTTTGTTTTGCGCTGGCCTGTTTGCTTAAATCCCGCTAAGTCGATACCGATATAGACATCGTAGTTACCCGAAGGTCGCTTCTCGTAGTAGTCGAAGTCTTCTACCTTAAAGTGGCCTTGAGTCTTGGCATCGAAACTTGCCATATACTCTTGCTGAAATGCATAGTTAGGTAGGGTGTTTCGGGCATGTTCTATTTCTTCGCGCTTAACAAGAGGATTGTCAAAGCTTGTAAAGTGGAATGATGTCCAGTCCTCAAACCCGTCAGCACCTAAGTACATGTCGTAAAAGTGGTTACGGCCTTCCGGTGTACCAATGGCAATCATGGTGCCTTGTTGGTCGGACAGTGCAGGACGTAGGATGTTCTCCCATACGTCAGGCTTCATAAAGGCGTACTCATCCAAGACCAAGTGCTTGAGCGATACACCACGCAGGGTATCGGGTCTGTCTGAGCCTTTAAGGTAGATCTTGTTACCTCCAGCCAACGTGAGCTCAAGGTTGTTAATGTTCTGGTGTTCGATGATGTCTCCGGCTATTTCCCAGAGTACGTCCCACATCACATCTCGTGCCTGCCCTTGAGTGGGCGCGACATAAAAGACCTTTCCTTTTTTATCGTTAAGGGCCGCAAGGATTAACGTACAGGCCGCAAGGTAGGACTTACCTGTCCGACGACCAGCCGCGATAACCTTAAAACGTGACGTATCTCTCAGGACTTCTTTCTGCCAGTCCAGAGGATTAATGTTTACATCTCCGATAGATCCTCCTTCACCACTTCACCATCAACGACCTCGGGGGTCTTAATGTCCATCCCCGTAATGTTGACTGTCACTGCTGCGGTCTGCTTTTGTTCATCTAAGAAGGCACTCGCAGGGACAATGGTTTTCATAATCGTGGTAATGACGGCACCTTGAGATTTGTGGTCGTCATCTAAAGAGATGTCTATGGCCTTCTGTACGACCCGTGGTAAGTCAGGGTGATAAAGGAAGGCTTGGCGTACTAGAGAGACACGTTCTCGCTCCTCGCGCTTTGAGAGGGGTCTGAGAGGATTACCGTTATTGTCGGTCAATCCCTTGGCTAACTGTCTCGCTGTCATAAGAGAACACCTGTTACCTTATGTTCTTTCATCGTGGTGGCCCCTTGCCTCTGCCATGTCCAACGGAGGACTTATCGGGGCTTTTACCATCACTGCGGGTTCTGTCCCACGTTCCACCTTTAGGGGGTGATTTGTCTAAGACTTTGACGAGCTTGCCACAGCCACGCTTACACTTAGCACGAGCAGCCTTAGCTGACTCCGCATAAATGCCCGTGTTCCTGCCCTCAAAGAAATACAGCTTTGCCAATTACCTTCTCCTGAAAGGTAGGTCTTTAGGTCGAGATGTTTTCTTCTTCGCAAACTTATGTCGGCGCATCATCTCGTTACGTCTTTGGGCTGTCGTGTCATCCACAGCCTCAATCACATCTACAGTCCCACCTTTAGCAAGGAACTCAGCAACATCGCCACGAACCTGCCTTCTCAGATAAGCCTTGTAACCCATAGGACAATCGACTGTCTAGTAAGATCTACCTAGTTTAATTGGTAAAAACGATAATTCAAGCGTTTTGCTAGGATTATTTGACTTACCCTAGAACCCTATATAGGCTCGACAACTTAGCCGCTCTTGTGATGCTTGTGAAAACGTCAGTAACATCGTTGTCTCTAAGCGCTGGTTTCACCTTTTGCAAGTTTGGGTGGCACCTCCCTAATACACATGTATTAAACCCCTCCCCCCGGTACCAACATACGGATGGATACGTTCACCCAGTACGCGTAAGAGAGTGTGCAGATGGAACCCACTCATAAGAATTAACACAGAC